GCATAATAAGGTGCCTCATAAACTTTCATCTTTTCTTTCTGATTACCAGGAAGAAAACCCATATCTCGTGTTGGTACTACCGATCTTACAATGTAAATCTTATTTTGTACACCTTTATTTGACATCAGTGCGTCAATAGTTTTCGAAAGAGCGAGAAAGGTTTTGCCAGTACCAGCCATACCGTGTAACATCAGATGTTTTCCATCATCAAAAGCATCAAATGCAATACGTTGATTCTCTGTGAGTGGATTAATATTTTTTAAATTAAAGTTTTGAGTTTTGAATGTCAATCCTTCTTGTGCATCGCCATTCTGTCTGGCAATTCTTTTTTCTCTTTTTGTTAAACGTGCCTGGTTGTTATATTCCACTGGCTATCCTTATTTTTTATTGCGGGCTTTATTAACTGCATCGCGAGTCTTAGTTGCTTTGATACCCTTGTCTCCGTGTTCTTGTCCGAGTGGAGAGTGGGGATTGGCATTGCCGATTCTATTGAGTAGATCATTAAAGCCTGAGTCATTTTTATGAGTAACTCCGGAGATTCCTGATACGAAGCGCGGCGCGCCAATAACCTCTTCAAGATCAGGATTCTCTTCAAGAAACTCGAGCTTTTGATTATAGGTGAGAAACTCGTCAAAAGTTTCTCCTGTTTCTTTTACTCTAAATTCATAGATAGGCATTAATAATCTTCATCTTCTATCAGATCTAAGAGGGTGCTTTTTGTTTTACAGCGAAGGGCAGATCGAAGCCGCTTCTCACTCAAGTGCTGACGATGATCGTGCGATGTATTTTTCGAATCGTCAAACTCTTCATTATATTTTCTAAAACGCTTAACCGTGTTGCTCATTTGGAATTAACCCTGGAAAAGCTTCGTTAATTGTTGCGGCATCAAGTCCTTCGACTTTTTTATCTTTGACGGCAATCAGAAGATCGGCATCTTTTGGATGAAGAGATTCGAGAAGCCCGATAAAAAGGTTTTCGCGATGAACTTGTTTGATATCTGGCCGATTACCGGCAAGATAAAGAGGGAGTGTACGCGCCTCACTATAGAGTCTTCCTTCGGTGTCGAGTACTTCACTCGGCTTATAAGGAGGAGCTCCTTCTGGTAGCCACCATCCTACGTTAGGATGAAATGCCAATTCAAGGATATACCGAAGTGTTTCATTATCATACTGACGAAGGAGAGAAACCTTTGTCGGTACATCCTTTGCTTCCTTGACCAAAGCAAGGATCTCTGCGATTGCTAATGTTCTTTGCATATTAAAACTCATTAATGCTTTCTAATAGGAGTTTAAGACGACGGTCGATAAAGTAGTTGAAGAGTTTGTCTCTTCCTTTACCAGCTTGCTGCTCGTATTGCACGAGCACTTCCTTCTTAATATCAGGAGGAATGAAGTTGAGATCAACTAGCTGCTGATTACGAAGATAACCACGCAGCATCTTCTCGTCACAGAATTCTTTCGGATCTGCATCGAGCCATTGATCTAATTTTTTCTGACTAATAGGTTTCTGTCTGGCACCGACAACGAACGTGTCATCAGCTGATAAGAAGTTAGGAACACCGTCGCCAGCATCTCCGCGAATGATATGTTCTTTCATGAACTTATCGACATCGTTTGTCTTGCGCCACTTCTTCTGCACAGGATCAAACTGCTGTACGTTCATAAAAGCTTGTAGCTGCACAAAGTCTTTGTCACCAGAAAGAATCAAGATCTTCTCGTTGGTATTGCCATAGGTTTGTGCAAGAGTGCCGATGATGTCATCAGCTTCGGCGCCATCGACACGAATGACTCGATAAGGAAAGTAATCCTTCAATTCATCGCGGACTTTATTCAGAGTATCGAATACGGAAGTCCAATTGATCTCGGACTTCTCGCGATTCTTACGACGATTAGCCTTGTAGTAAGGAAAGATTTGTCGGCGCCAATTATTACCAGCATCACACGCAATAATCATTTCGCCGAACTCATTCTTAAACTTGACGTTATAAGCTCTCACAGAATTGAGAACCATATGACGTAAAAGATCTTCTTCGATATCTGCATTCGTGTGGTTTCCAAGTTGTATCATTAGATTGGAAATCATAACCTGTGAAAGGTCCATAATAATCATTTCAATTTCTCACTCTTCATCTGGTAAATTATATGTGTATTCAATACTATTGTCTTCATTATATCTAAATTCAAATATGGTGTCAGACATATTATGAAATGGATGCTCAAGATTATACTGTCGATGTAACAGTGCTTTGATGCCTTCCATTACTAAGGCGACATCTTTTACATATTTATCGTCATTAATATCTACGCCATACGCTCCGAACATATTAATTATATCTGGAATCATATCATTCATGACTCCAGCCACATGTTCTTTACGAGTCTGAGTCACCTTGTCATGAATTTCGTCCAAGTTTTGAGGCGGAGCATCATCTCGCTTGAAACCTGGAAATACGATTACATTGTCCGTCATTTAATAACCCTTAGTAGAATAGTGTCTTGATTAATTCTGCCATTCGGCTTTGACTCCACTGTTTTAATCTCGTCCATCAACTTACGTAGGCTAACTTTACCAGCACCAAGCAATGCTTGAATAGAAGCTTCTGGTTTGCGTAAGCCTTTGCTCGTAGATGTTTCAACATCATAACCAATCAAGGTAGTGCCTTTCACTTGAATTCCAGCTGGACCGACAGAGTCATAGCGACTCAGTTTCTTGTACTTGGTATTGTAAGTCCATAGCTGTGTACATCCTACTAACTCCGTTGGATGGACAGAGACGATCTTGAGTGAAGGCTCTTCCTTCTGGTATTTAAGGTTCTTTACCAGATCAACTGCAGACTTCGCCTTCTTCTCGCGAGGCTTACGAACCTTTGTCACCTTCTTGTTATTGACATAACGTTCGATGTCAGAGAAGAAACTTTGCCAAAAGTTAATCCAAAACTTCAGACGCTTACCAAAGGCTTCTTGAACTTGCTCGTCATTCGACATGATCTCGTCATACTGAGGACGATAATAGTCTGATACGATGTTCAAGATCTGAGCATTGAGTTCGTTCGCTTGACAGAAGGTGTACATCGAGAATGTCTTGCCTTCCATGACAAGGTCGAGTTCTTCTTCAAGATTGGTAATGATCATCTGCGCCTTATCGCGAACGCGGGCTTGAATATCAACGACAACCTTGACGGCTACAGCCTCTTCGTCTTCTTCGACAATCTGACTTGCAAGCTTTAGCAAATCTTTTACACCATTATCGAAGTAGTCCATATTCTCTTTTGGAAGTTCATTACCATTCAAGAGAATACGAGCGATATTGCCAAGAGTTTTGGAAATCCTCCACTTTGGTAACTTGCGCAAGAGAGCAAGCTCATTCTTTGTATAGCTACGCTTGGCATAAGTGAAGAACCAATCACGTGACTGATCATCAGATGCCATGTAATTATACCAATTCAAGGCATTGGAAAATCCTGAGATTACGACAGGCTCGGATCCATAGGCTTTGTCATCAATCGACTTGATTGCCGACCGAGAGATTTGTTTTGGTTTCGCTTTCACCTTAATAACCATGCTTATCTCCTATAGTTTCTTCTTGCATTATTCAATCTACTACAGTTTCGATAATTTGTACATGTTTATTTTCATAGGTCGATTTTATAATTAAAAATTGGTCCAGCTTTAGGTGTATATTGTGTTGCATCTGGTTCCCAACCAGGAGTTCCAACGACTGGTATCCACTTTTTGTCGACATGTTCCTTCTTCACATAAGACCACTTACGAGGAGTTTCCATTGCCGTTTCCATACCATACTCGAGCAACTGATTGTGGATCGCATTATGTTCGTACATCTCTACGTCGTCGAAGACGAAGACAGCACCAGGATCTGACCGTTCAAGGAAGAACGCAATCTCGGTATCAAGCGCTTCGAGTGTATGAGGACCATCGAAGTGAACTACGCTATACTTATTGAGAATGCTTTTATTTTCTGCATAGATAGGAACGCCGTCTGCATAACGATTAAAGAACTCTGTGTCTTCGAGGTTGAACATGTAGAAATTCACGTTTTTCTGACGGCAGTACAGATACATATTGATCATGCAGATGTCGCGCATTTCATTGTTATAGTCGCAACGACCTTCCTTAAAGATCTCATCACGATAGTATTCGATGTTACCATAGGGATCGATACCAAAGACCGGTTTTGCAGGAGTTTGATCACTCTCAACAAGACCATCGATAATAAATTGTAGACCGCCGCCAAGACGAACGCCGACTTCAACTGCTGCTCCTTCAACGCCTTTTGATCGAATAGCTGCATCAGTCAGTACTTCGTAGTTGCCGCTGTCTGTGCCGAATTGAGCTTGTATTTGATGAATTGATACTGGTTGCTGTGACATTATATAGTTACCTTATTTCTATTTCGAATATATTTAGCGATCATATGCATAATAGCTTGATGGACGTCTTCTGCTGCTTCGTATTCTTGAATATCGACATGCAAAGAAATATCTGCGAGTTGAGCGCACTTATTATCTGGTGAAAATCCTGTCAGAGCAATAGTCTTTATTTTCAAAGACTTAGCAGTCTCAATTGCCTTGACAACGTTCGGAGAATTTCCACTCGAAGAGATGGTTACGAGTACATCGCCTTCTTGCCCGAGTGCATCGAGTTGAAACGAATAGACATCGTCATAGCTGATATCATTCGCGATGGCTGTCATGAGTGGAATATTTGCGGCCAGCGAGATGACTCGTGGTCGTAATCCGCCTTGCTTGCAACCCTTCGTATAGTCACATGCCCAATGTTGAGCAATTGAAGCAGAAGCACCGTTACCAATCGTATAGATGTTATTTCGATGATTCGAAATACTTGTCATCCAAATGAGTTCGGCGGCTTTCTTAAATTCTTCATGATCAATGCTCGCAAAGCCGATATTAATCAGGCCGAGGTGATCAAGTATAATATCAGTCTCTATAGACAACTTTTGCTCCTTCATGTGAGATGCCTACATCGAGGCATATTCTATCTGAGAATTCTTGGCGAATTGCGCTCTTTGAATCTGTGAGCGCTAACATGTATCCGCCTCCTCCTGCACCAAGCAGTTTAGATCCGAGTGCTCCTGCAGATTGGCATCGATCATACATACTATCTATCTCTTCTGAAGAGATGCCTTCGGTCATCTGTTTCTTTAACATCCACGCAGAGTTTAATAATCCACCATATTCGTTGATATTCACGCGCTGTGTGCTCTGCATCTTTGCCATATCAGCAAGTTGCCGAATGACAAATGTCTTGGCTTCAAAGTTGATCTTATCAAGAATCTTTGCTGCATGATGTTCGATATTAGTTGGAATCAAAATCATATAGTTTTCGATACTATTCGAATCAAGACGCTTGACATCGACGCGACCATTGCCAAGTTCATTAGCATACTCAATGTAATTCATACCACCGAATGCAGATGCAAACTGATCTTGCATACCGATCTTCCAACCACATAAGTCAATCTCGATATGACAAGCAGTTTTCGCAAGGCCATATGGATTGACGTATTCATAACCAAGATAGGCAGACAAAGCCTTGATCAAGGCACAAGTAAAGGCAGACGATCCACCAAGACCGTTACCGATCGTGGGAATGTCTGCGAATGATGTGATTTCGATGTTGGATTTGATACCGAAGAACTTGAGCGCGTTACGAACGATTTCGTTCTGAATATCTTCGACGTCTGTGACGCACTCAAGCTTTGAGTAAGACACTTTAATGTGGTCGTGTGGTGTATGCATAACTGCTACATAGACATAATTGTCGATAGCCGTCGAGATGGTTGCTCCACCCCATGTTGCAAAGTGTGTGGGGATATCGCTACCCCCACCAAAAAAACTAACTCTGAGTGGTGCCTTGGCCAATATCACGGTGTTGTTCCTTTAACGAAGCGATGAGTCCCTTCCACTTGGGAATTACAGAATCCCAACCGAAGCGAGTGTCTGCGTATGCCTTGACGAATGACATCATGTTAGTAATGTCGTTATTCTGTACGTTCTCAATGGCATACATCAGAGTATGTGCGAAGATATTGGCATGAAGATTCTGATCTTCATGATCTCCATCATACTGAACAGTCAACCCACCCGACGTGTCAGCCAAAGCAGAGAAGTTAGGATGA